TGGGGTTTTGTTATCTGACTCCAGCCACTGGTTGTAGTAATAATCGAACATGCCAGTAGGATACCAAAAGAGGAGGGATATACGTTCATTCCAAACGCATTTCTGGAAAAGCTGCTCAAAGAAGACATATCCGTAAGTCAGTTTAACGATGTTCTTAAGGTCTTTCGTCAAGGCAGGTAGTTATGAGCAATACAGCAAAAATCTACGATTTCAGCGCCGCACACGAGCGCAGGAGCAACAGGATGGAGAACCAGAAAACTGGTTACATTCCGTTGTACCGGAGCATTCTGAAACAGTCATGGGCGAAAGATGTTTATCTTCGCACCCTGTGGGAAAACCTTCTCCTGAATGCCGCCAGAAAGCCATACAAAGCGAATTTCAAAGGTCATGAATGGCATCTGCAACCCGGTCAACTGGTTGTGACAGCAGCTGATTTAGGTCTTCAGTTATGCGACAGGCATGGCAAGCCGGCAAGCCGTGATCAGGTTGAGCGGATGCTTCAGGTTTTTGTGAAAGAGGGGATGATCACCATTGATGGAGAGAAGCAAAAAGGTCGTGTGATCACCATCACAAATTACCATGAATATGCTCAAAAAATGGACAATTCACCCGCACATGAAGCCGCACAAACAACCGCACATGATGCCGCACATGATGAAGTCAGTAATGGCGCGGCTTTCAGCGTACATTCCGCACATGAAAGCGCACATGAAGCCGCACAAACAACCGCACATCATGAACAAGAAGGTATTAACAAGAATATAAATAATACCCCCCTACCCCCCAATGGGGGAGGCGATGGGCAGGTTAAACATGAACGTCGCAAGGCAGAACGAATCGACTACGAATCCTTCCTGAACGCCTACAACACCGAAGTCGGTGACAGACTGCCACACGCTGTTGCGGTCAACGAGAAACGCAAACGCCGCCTGAAGAAAATCATCCCGCAACTGAAAACGCCAAACGTGGACGGTTTCAGAGCGTATGTCAGGGCGTTTGTACATCAGGCCAAGCCGTTTTACTTCGGAGACAACGACACTGGCTGGACGGCAGATTTTGATTACCTGCTGAGGGAAGATTCGTTAACGGGAGTACGGGAAGGGAAGTTTGCAGACAGGGGGATAGCATGAGACAGGATATCGAAGCGAGCGTTATCGGTGGCCTGCTGATTGGTGGATTAACACCAACTGCCAGTGACGTTCTGGCAACGCTGGAGCCGGAAGCGTTTTCAATTCCGCTCTACCGGAAAGCCTTCGAGGTTATCCGCAAGCAGGCGAGAAACAGAAACCTAATCGACGCGCTGATGGTTGCCGAGGCGTGCGGAGAGGAGCATTTCACGTCAATCCTGATGACCAGTAAGAACTGCCCGAGTGCCGCAAACCTGAAGGGATATGCCGGAATGGTCGCGGATAACTATCACCGCCGTCTGGTGCTGGAAATCATGGATGAAATGCGTGAACCAATTCAGAGCGGAACCATCGATACATCGAGTCAGGCGATGGACGAGCTTGTAAAGCGTCTCTCAGCCATCAGAAAGCCCCGTGACGAGGTTAAACCTGTACGGTTAGGGGAAATCATTACTGACTACACTGACACGCTTGACAGGCGTCTGAGGAACGGAGAAGAGTCAGATACCCTGAAGACCGGAATCGAAGAACTTGATGCCATCACCGGAGGGATGAACGCGGAAGACCTGGTGATAATCGCTGCTCGTCCTGGTATGGGGAAAACCGAACTGGCGCTGAAGATTGCCGAAGGCGTTGCAAGCCGCGTTATTCCTGGTTCTGACGTCCGGCGCGGAGTATTGATTTTCTCAATGGAAATGAGCGCATTGCAGATTGCAGAGCGAAGCATTGCCAACGCCGGGAGGATGTCGGTTAGCGTGCTGCGAAATCCTGCATCGATGGATGACGAGGGCTGGGCGCGCGTTGCTAACGGCATGAGTCAGCTTGCAGATTTGGATGTATGGGTAGTCGATGCCTCGCGGTTATCGGTCGAAGAAATACGCTCAATCGCAGAACGGCACAAACAGGAAAATCCAAACCTGTCACTCATCATGGCGGATTATCTTGGCCTGATTGAGAAGCCGAAAGCAGACCGCAACGACCTCGCAATTGCTCATATCTCAGGAAGCCTGAAGGCGATGGCGAAAGACCTGAAAACGCCTGTTATCTCCCTGAGTCAGCTTTCGCGCGATGTTGAGAAGCGACCAAACAAACGCCCGACAAACGCAGATTTGCGTGATTCAGGAAGCATTGAACAGGACGCAGACTCAATCATCATGCTCTATCGGGAAGCTGTATATGACGAGAACAGTAGCGCCGCGCCATTTGCTGAAATCATTGTGACGAAAAACCGTTTTGGCTCGCTTGGTACGGTTTACCAGCGGTTCTGTAACGGACACTTTGTTGCATGTGACCAGGATGAAGCCAGACAGATTTGCACAGCATCAAATGCACCTGCTGCGCGTGGCAGACGATATGGGCCTGCTTAGGTGACGTCTCTCGTCAGGTTGAATGGCATGGTCGCTGGCTGGATGCAGAAAGCTGGAAGTGTGTGTTTACCGCAGCATTAAAGCAGCAGGACGTTGTTCCTAACCTTGCCGGGAATGGCTTTGTGGTAATAGGACAGTCAACCAGCAGGATGCGTGTAAGCGAATTTGCGGAGCTATTAGAGCTTATACAGGCATTCGGTACAGAGCGTGGCGTTAAGTGGTCAGACGAAGCGAGACTGGCTCTGGAGTGGAAAGCGAGATGGGGAGATCGGGAAGTATGATGCGATGTTATCGGTGCGGTGAATGCAAAGAAGATAACCGCTTCCGACCAAATCAACCTTACTGGAATCGATGGTGAACGAATATCAGTTTGTGCTTCCATACCCGCCGTCGGTGAATACCTACTGGCGAAGACGGGGAAGCCAATACTACATCAGCGATAAAGGCCAGAAATACCGAAAAGACGTTCAGCAAATCATCCACCAACTCAAGTTAGATATTTTCACCAAATCACGACTCCGCATCAAAGTCATCGCAGACGTTCCAGACTCCCGCCGCCGCGACCTCGATAACATCCTGAAAGGTTTACTCGACTCCCTTATCCACGCCGGATTTGCGGAAGACGACGAGCAATTCGATGACATTCGCGTAATTCGTGGTGTGAAAGTACCAGGCGGAAGGCTTGGAATAAAAATCACCGAACTGGAGAACGTATGAACGCCACAATTCAAACGATACCAGAGCTTCTTATCCAGACACGAGGCAATCAGACCGAAGTGGCAAGGGTGCTTTCCTGCGCAAGAGGAACAGTGCTCAAGTACAACCGAGACAGCAAAGGCGAGCGTCATGTAATAGTTAACGGCGTCCTGATGGTCAAACAGGGCAAGAGGGGAAGACGATGAGACTCGAAAGCGTAGCTAAATTTCATTCGCCAAAAAGCCCGATGATGAGCGACTCACCACGGGCTACGGCTTCTGACTCTCTTTCCGGTACTGATGTGATGGCTGCTATGGGGATGGCGCAATCACAAGCCGGATTCGGAATGGCTGCATTCTGCGGTAAGCATGAACTCAGCCAGAACGACAAACAAAAGGCTATCAACTATCTGATGCAATTTGCACACAAGGTATCGGGGAAATACCGTGGTGTGGCAAAGCTTGAAGGAAATACTAAGGCAAAGGTACTGCAAGTGCTCGCAACATTCGCTTATGCGGATTATTGCCGTAGTGCCGCGACGCCGGGAGCAAGGTGCAGAGATTGCCACGGTACAGGCCGTGCGGTTGATATATCAAAAACAGAGCTGTGGGGGAGAGTTGTTGAGAAAGAATGCGGAAGATGCAAAGGTGTCGGCTATTCAAGAATGCCAGCAAGCGCCGCATATCGCGCTGTGACGATGCTAATACCAGAACGATAGGCGAGGTGTGATATGGCCCGTTCCGTCAATGACAGGCTTCAGGACGAAACCATAGCGCACGGGCTTTATGTGAACCGCTACGGTACTGGCGTCGCCCGGCGCATGGTGTCGTTGCTGAACAGGCTGGATGCTGACCTTGCTGCAAAACTGCTGGTGCTGCTGGACGGCAAGCGTGCCGACACCTACAGCGCCCGCCGCCTAGCTTCGCTGCTGGCTGGCGTGCGCGACCTGAATCAGCAGGCCTATGAACCGGTTAATTCTTCCCTGGCGCGTGAGCTGGCACGTTACACGGATTATGAGACCGGGTATCAGATGGACCTGTTCAGCAGCCTTATACCCCGGCAGGTGCTGAAACACGTCCCGCTGCAAAGCATTGCCCCAGAGCAGGTCTACACCTCTGCGGTGGCGCAACCTTTTCAGGGGAGATTGCTGAAAGAGTGGGGCCAAAAGCTTGAATCCGATCGGCTGGATAAAATCACCAGTGCGGTGCGTACCGGATTTCTTCAGGGTGAAACCGTCGAGCAGATCGTGAAGCGCGTCGCCGGCACGCCGCAACTTAACCGCCAAGACGGGGTTATCAATGCCTCACGTCGTGACCTTGCTGTTGTTGCCCGCACCGCGGTGAACCATATGGCAGCAACGGCGCGCCAGGAGTTTGCACAAGCCAATAGCGATATCGTGAAGGCCAAACAGTGGTCTTCGACTCTGGACACCCACACCAGCCAGTGGTGCATCATCCGCGACCGCAAACTCTACTCGCTCGATGGAAAGCCGCTGGGCCATGCAATTCCGTATCTGCGCGGCCCCGGCAAAATCCACTTTTGCTGCCGCTCCTGCGAAATCCTGATCACTAAATCGTGGGAGGAAATGCAAATATCCTCAGGCGAGCTGAGCAACGCCACGCGCGCTTCAATGGACGGACAGGTGCCAGCGCATACCAGCTATGCCGAATGGCTTGCGAGGCAGCCTTACGCGCGGCAGGAGCAGGTGCTGGGCGTTACTCGCGCGCAGATGCTGCGTGACGGCAAAATCACCGTGCCGGAGATGTTCAATGATGCCGGGGAGTTCCTTACCCTGGACGAATTGCGCCGCGTGGATGCGTCGGCATTTGAATAACTGAATAAGGTAATAAAACAATGACTCAACATATTGGCGTGAAGCTCATCAATGCTTACCCGATGACCCGTCTGGCATATAACGACTTTCGTGGTTGGGAGTTACCAAGTGACGAAAACGGAAGTGATGAAGGTTATCTCGTCGAGTATCTGGATGGCGGAAAGCCAAACACCGATCGCTTCAACGGGTATGTGAGCTGGAGTCCGAAAGATGTGTTCGACAAAGCCTACCGACCAGTGGCGGGGCTTAGCTTCGGACTGGCTGTCGAAGCCCTGAAATCAGGCAAGCGTGTCACCCGCGCAGGCTGGAACGGCAAGGGCCTGTGGCTTGAGCTGGTCCAGCAGTCGCCATCTGTGGACCTGCCGTACATTCGTTTAATTTATCCTGTGCCGGGCAATGGTGCTATGCCATACCCAAATGGCGCTCGCGTGCCTTGGGCACCAAGCCAAACCGACGTCTTGGCTGATGACTGGCAAATTCTCTAAACCAGTTGCTTGGGGGGTGGTCTATGCGAGATGACGATTTTCACCATGTGGGCGATGGCCGCGGTAAGCGCCGAGTGTTCGTTAACGGCAACGAGGTCAAGCGCTGCGTATGGGCGGATGTTAAGCGAGGAATAGCATGCTTCTACCCATACCCCATTCGGGTCCATAAGCGAAAGCGCGATGAAGTCTATACCCGCAAACTGCGCGGCGTAATAACCGTCGAATTTATCTAACAGGCTGCCTTCGGGTGGCCTTTTTTATGCCTGCCGCTGAGCGGATGCGACGCGGTGACCGGGTCGGATGACCTATTACCAATGGCCGGAAGGCTGGAGCAAAAACAATGAAACTGAAACTTGATGCTAACGGAAATGTGGTCGTTGAAAACGGTATGCCTGTGTACATCCATGATGATGGCAAAGAAATCCCGTTCGACGCAGCCGCAGCGATGACCAAAATCACCTCCCTGAATGGTGAAGCTAAAACTCACCGTGAAGCGAAGGAGGCGGCGGAAGCCAGTCTCGCGAAATTCTCTGGCATCACCGATCCGACCAAGGCGCTCGAAGCCCTGGAGATGATGACCAAAATCGACCAGAAAAAACTGATCGACGCTGGCGCTGTTGACCAGGTTAAGGCTGAGATTACCAAGGTATTCCAGCAGCAGCTGGATGAAGCGAACGGCAAGACCAAACAGCTCGAAAGCCAGCTCTACGACGAGATGATCGGCGGGCGCTTCGGTGGCTCCAAATTCATTTCAGAGAAGATGGCGATCCCGGCTGAGTTCGTGCGTTCCCACTTCGGTCAGAACTTCAAAATCGAAGACGGCAAAGTCGTGGCGTACGACGGGCAGGGCAACAAGGTGTTCTCTCGCACCAAGCCAGGCGAGTTAGCCAGCTTTGATGAGGCCCTGGAGTCTCTGGTCGAGTCGCATCCGCAGAAAGATTACATCCTCAAAGCGTCCGGTAACAGCGGCGGCGGTTCTCACCAGTCGCAGCACCAGGCCGGGCAAAAAACCATGAAACGCGATGCGTTTGATTCCCTGGATAACGCTGGCAAGCAAGCAGCGCTGAAAGACGGCGTCAGCATCGTCGATTAAATCGAAAGGAGCCATAAATGGCAGGCAATACCCTTACTGGTCTGATCCCGACCATCTATACCGCGCTGTACGTAGTGTCCCGCGAGCAAACTGGTTTTATTCCTGCGGTGGCGCGTGACGCGAAAGCGGATGCTGCTGCAAAAGACCAGACCGTACGTGCGCCAGTCGCACCTGCAGCCACCACTGAAGATATTGTCCCTGGACCTTCAGCGCCTAATTCTGGCGACCAGACCATCGGTGGTGTGGATGTCAAAATCACCAAATCCAAAATGGCCCCGGTGAAATGGAATGGTGAAGAGCAATTGGCTCTGGGCCCGGCTGGTACCTACAACACCATCCTGGCTGACCAGTTCAAGCAGGCTTTCCGTGCGCTGGCGAACGAAGTGGATGCGGATCTCGCTGCGCTGTACCTCAACTCCTCCCGCGCTGTTGGCGCGCCAAAGAATACCCCGTTCAGCATCAAAGACGATCTGACTGATGCTGCGTTGGCGCGTCAAATCCTGACCGATAACGGTGCGCCGACTACTGATTTGCGTATGGTGCTGGGTGGCGAAGCGATGGCATCCATCCGTGGTAAACAGGCTGTACTCTTCAAAGCGAACGAAGCGGGAACCGACCAACTGCTGCGTGAAGGTGTTATCGGTCGCATCATGGGCTTCAACCTCCACGAATCCTTCAGCATCAAGCGTACCGCGAAAAGCGCTGCTGCTGGCTATAAGGTCAATGGCGCGAAGAAAGAGGGCGATATCATCATCGCTATCTCTGCTGGCACCGGCGGTATTGCTGCAGGTACTGCGGTGAAGTTCGCCGGTGATGACAATCAGTATCTGGTCGTTGCGGCTACGTCTTCCACTATCACTATTAGCGCGCCGGGCCTCCGTCAGGATCTGGCAGACCAGGCTGATGTCACTGTGTTGAGCGAATTTGTACCGAACATGGCGTTTGACCGCGGGGCATTCCTGCTGGCCAGCCGTACCCCGGCGATGCCTGAAGGTGGCGATACTGCTGATGACGTCATGAATGTGACCGACCCGGTATCTGGCATCACCTTCCAGGTGGCGCTGTACCGCCAGTACCGTCAGGTGCGTTATGAAGTGGGCCTGGCATGGGGTGTGGCTGCTGTGGCGCCACGTCATTCCGCCATCATCATGGGTTAACCCAGGGGGCTTCGGCCCCTTTGTTTTCAGGAGGCCCAATGGCCGGATTAACCAAAGAGCAGAGCGCGCAGCGTGAGGCTGAAAAGCTTGCCGCGCAGAACGGCGCTGAACAAACAGGTATTGAGCTGGTGGCTATGATGCGAGATACCCCGGAGTTCCCCGGCGGTCCGCTGAGCGCTGAGGTTCACCCTGACGAAGTCGATAACTGGCTGGCGCTGGACTGGCGACTGGAGGAGTAACTGTGAGCGATAAAGATATTGAGCAGGAAATTCAGGCCAAAGGCTTGAACGCGCCGCGCGTTACGCTGGGCGAGTTGAAGGCGAATATTAAGCATGCCGAGATCGTGAAGCACGTATCCGTCACCGGGCAGGTGCTTCGCTGGGCGGTCATCACCACTCAAAACGGATTCGCAGTAACAGGGAATCCGTCGTGCTCAGTTTCCTCCGCTAACGACAACGCTGAAATTGGCGAGAAAATTGCTATTGAGAACGCCGAAAGCGAGTTGTGGGCGTTGATGGGATATGCGTTAAAGCAGAAGCTTTTCGAAGCCTGAGAGGAGCTCTGAGATGATTAATGCCGATCCCCATTCGTCTGACTTCAACAGCTATGCCAGCGTTGGTGATCTGCGCGCGTTCGCTGCGGGGCGCGGATACACCATCCCTGCTGAAGATGGCGAATGCAGCCAGATGCTGATGCAGGCAATGGACTTTCTGGAAGGGAAGGCCTGGCGCGGTCAGCGTTCCAGCGCATCACAGCCTCTATCCTGGCCGCGTTCCGGCGTGCGCTTCGATGGTGTTGACCTGTCGAATGATGCGATTCCACAGCGCCTGATTGATGCTCAATGTCGCCTGGCCATCGAATCGCAGGAGATTGACCTCACCCCGTCGGTCGCTGGCGGTGGGGCGGTTACGATGGAGCGCGTCGAGGGTGCGGTAACAGTCCAGTATGAGCCGGGAACGAATAAAGCTTCTCCGTCATTCCCATGGTTCTATTCCGCACTGCGCGGGCTTGTAGTGGGCGGCAACCAGGTCCGGGTCGAAAGGGGGTAGCATGGCAATCGACTATCGCCGCATGCGCGCGACCGCGACCCGACTGCTGACCGAGAACGGGAAGGCATATCAGCTTACCCGCGGCGGCGGCACCATCCGTGACCAGTTCGGCAAAGAGGTCACCACCCCGGCCATTACCGCGACCGTAACCGGTGTTATCACCGAATACTCCTCCCGCGAAATCGACGGTTCCCTGATCGCCACCGGCGACAAGAAGCTGGCGGCCACTTTCGAGACGGAAGTGCGCATCGATGACCGCATCGAAATCGACAGCAAAAAGTGGCGCGTGGTACAGCCGAATCCGGTTAAGCCTGCCGATGTGCTGATCTCCTACAACATCCAGCTGAGGGCGTAACTATGGTGGGGTCTGTTAATCAGCCGTTCCTGGCTGCCATTCAGCTGTTCGTGGATGGCTCGAAGCAGGAGATGGACGAGGTGGTGCGCCGGACGGGTATTAAAATCCTCGCTCAACTGGTTGAGATGTCCCCGGTGGGCCAACCGGATATCTGGCAGGTCAACCAGACCGCGACGGCGTACAACACTGCGGTGCGGGAGCATAACGCGACCCTGCGTGATGACCCGGCTAATCTGACCAAATCAGGACGACTTAAGCGCGGCCTGCGCGTCAACGACTCGATGGACATCAAAAAGCCTGAGGGCTATGTCGGCGGGCGGTTTAAAAACAACTGGTATGTGGGCTTTGACAGCCAGCCAAGCCAATCCAACGACACCCCCGACGCTTCCGGCCAGGGTTCCAACTCCCGCGGTCTGGCAGTGCTCGAGGTGTTCCGGGTAGGGCAGGTCAGCTCGATTTTCTTCACCAATAATCTGCCATATGCGGCAGCACTGGAGAACGGGCATTCCGGCCAGGCACCCGGCGGCATGGTGGGCATCACTGCGCTGGATGCCGCGCAGTTGTTCCGTGAGGCAATGAGCGAGGTGCGCAATGGCCAGTGACCAGTCAATGCGAATTGCTGAACTACTGGAGAGCCGCATTGCGGTTATCTGCTTATCGCTTGGGCTGCCCGTAGCCTGGCCGAACATACCGTTTACTCCCCCGGATAGCTCACCATACGGGCGTGTTTATGTTCTGCCGGCACAGACGGTGGGGCAAGACCTGGAAGGTCAATTGCGAACCTATCAGGGCATCCTGCAGCTCAACATCATTGCGCCAGCAGGCAGCGGCGTGACGCAGGCCAGAGGGCTGGCTAAATCTGTCGCTGATGCATTTCCTGAAGGGCTTGCGCTGGTGGATGGTGACCTGACTGTTTATATCAATGGGCCGCCGCAGGTGAGACAACCCATCCAGGACCGGCCAACCTCGGCGTCCAACGGGTCCAGTGGCTCCATAACCTACACCATTCCCGTCAGCATGCAGTACCGCGCTGACTACTGACCCGCCAGATGGCGGGTTTTTTATTACCTAAATTCAGGAGAGTGCTATGGCATTCGCAATCCCTAACGGCTCGCGTGTTAACGTGGCCAAGGCCTATCAGGCTCCCATCACCTTTACCGCTGCCTCTAACGCTACTGAATGCGAACTGACTGTTGCATCTGCCGCTGGCATCCTGGCGGGCGACGTAGTGCAGGTGAGCTCCGGCTGGCTAAAACTCGATAATATGGTGCTGCGCGTTAAATCCGTAGCCGGTACCAAAATCGTGCTGGATTCGTTCGATACCTCTGACACCACCAAATTCCCGGCAGGCACTGGCGCGGGCACGCTGCGTAAAATCGACACGTGGATCACGATGCCGCAGGTGATGACCCTCTCCACAGAGGGTGGTGACCAGCAGACCATCAGCGTGCAGTTCCTTGAAGACGATAAGGCCCGTACCATCCCGACCTTCAAAAACGCCGTGGTGCAGGTCTACACCTTCGCGCACGATCCGCTGCTGGCAATTTACAAGCGTCTGAGTGAACTTGACGAATCCAGCGACACCACTGCTGTGTGGTTCCATAACCCGCGCGGCAAAGCGGACCGTTATTACTCTGCCAAAGTGTCTTTCCAGAAGGTGCCTAAGACCGAAATCAACGCCGTGGAAAGCAACGAAGCGCGCATGAACTTCGAATCGGATATGCAGATTTACCCGATCGCCGATTCATCCGTTACGCCGCTGGCGTTCCTGACTGATCTGCCATCAACCAAAGCAGTTAGTGTTGGAGATGCGCTCGATTTAGCCGTCGTTATGCAAGGCGGCTCAGCCCCTTACACCTACGTGTGGAAGAAAGGAAGCTCCGCAATTCCGGGCAAAACCGCCTCGACGTTCAACATTTCGTCTGTCTCATCCGGTGATGCTGGCGTTTATACCTGCGAAGTCACTGACGCCGCAGGCAAGACCCTAACGTCGGCGGCATGCACCGTTACTGTCAGCTAACCAATCAGGCCCGGTTCGCCGGGCTTTATTTCGCAATGAGTACCGCTGGCGAATTTTCTGTATTCGCATTACCCATCTTTTCAAACTGCGCCTTCACACGCGCTCTCTAACCAAGAACCTTTCAGAAAGCGTTCCTGAGAACTGCCGTTAGTGCCGGTGGGCCTCTTGGGGCGGCTTTTCTGTGTGAACAGGTTCGCTTTTTAAAAGGTACACACCATGAATCACCCAACCGTCTCAGTGAATGGGGTCTCCGTCCGCGTTGATGACGAAGGCCGGTACAGTCTTAACGATCTTCATGCGGCAGCGGTAGCTAACGGAGAGGCTACTGAGTCACAAAGGCCCAGCGTCTTCCTGCGTAGCGCGCAGATCAAACGCTTCGTTAAAGCGCTAAAATCCAAAGCACTAAAAAGTGCTTCGGAACAAAATCAACCACTTAAGGTTATAAAAGGCGGTGATCAAAGTGGTGCATGGGGCATTGAACTTCTGGCAATCCGCTATGCCGCCTGGATAAAGCCAGAGTTTGAGATTGAAGTGTACGAAGTATTTAGAACAGTGGTGCGTCTTGGTATCAGTGCCATGTCCCGCCTGAACAAAATCGACCACATCATCAACACTGAAACCAAGGCAATTAGCCAGTGTGCCAGCCAAATGGCCAAGTGGGGTGTTGGTGGTCGCAAGCAGCTATTACATGCAGCCCGGGATCGCGTCGCCGACGAAGTCCAGATGTATCTGCCCGGCATTAACTAATACCCGCTACGGCGGGTTTCGTTTTTCTAAGGAACCGAAATGACCAAATTCTCCCTGATCCCGAACCCGACCTTCTCCGTTACCGCCAGCATCCCGCGCGCTGGTGCTGAAGACGGCAAGCTGACCTTTACCTTCCGCCACAAGACACTGGAAGAGCTGCGCTCTATGGATGAAAAGCTGCAAAAGTCGGCTGAAGGTAAAAAGGCTGCTATCGAGCCGCAGGCCGACTACCTCATGGAAATTGTCGAGGGGTGGGCACTACCTGACGAGTTCACCCGCGACAACGTTATTGTCCTTCTTCAGAACTACCCGCGCGCGTTCGACAGCATCGGTCTGGCCTACACCAAAGAGCTGATGGGTATCCGCGAAAAAAACTAAGGCAGGTCGCCGCAGCGTTGTACACGCCGGGACCGACTCTCGCGGAGTTAGCCGCTTTTGGTTTGACGCCTGAGGACGTGGAGGAAGAGGTGGGTATCCTGCCCTCTGTGTGGAAGTCTTTCACCATCTTCTCTGCCCTGGCAACCCAGTGGCGCGTCGGCGCGAGCGGGGCGACCGGCCTTGATTACAACGTTCTCCCCTGGATGTTCGAGTTACACGGGGTTGAGGATGCGGCGGCCTGCATGGCTGACCTTCAAATTATGGAAAGCGAGGCTCTCAAGGTAATGCATAAGGAGACGAAATAATGACAGACCAGATCGCCTCGATTACTTTGCGGGCCGATGTTTCTGACCTGAAAACAGCCAGCAACGAACTGGATAAACTCGGCCAGGCGGCGGCCGGTGCTGTAGATAAAGCAGATGATCTGAATAGCGTGTTTCGCGCTGGCGCTGAATCTGCGAAGCAAGGCAGCGAAGGACTCAAGGAGCAGCAGAACGCGCTCAAAGGGCTGCTGGAGAATATCGACCCGGTTACCAAGGCCTTAAACCGCCTGGATGAGCAGCAAGAATCGCTGCGGAAATTCCAGGCCAAAGGTTTCCTGGATACCGATACCTTTCAGGCATACAACAAAATCCTGGATGACACCCGCCTCAAGCTGACCGACACCGGAGAAGCCGCGGCGCGCGCTCAGGCTGAATTAGCCGCTACCCAGGCGGCAGAAAAGCAGTCCGCAGCGTTAAAGAACCTTCTTGGATCCATCGACCCGACTATCCGCGCGTTCAATTCGTTGGATGAACAGCACGCACAGCTGGTGGAACATTTCGAAGCTGGGCGCATTAACGGTGCTCAGTTCGAGCACTTCAACACAATCCTTAACCAGACGCGTGAGCGCCTCTCTGGTGTCGCTGACGTACTACCAGAGGCGCTATCCCGGCAGGAAGCTGCTGCCCGGCGCGCTGGAATCTCCGTTGGTCAGTACAGCGCAGCAATGCGCACGCTTCCGGCGCAATTCACCGATATCGCCACGCAGCTGGCTGGCGGTCAGTCGCCGTTCCTGAT